ATAATAAAGATACCCAGCAGCAGATCGTGGGCCAGCCGCTCCATTACTTCCATTAGTTCCGTTAGTTCCGTTAGTGCCATTACTTCCGTTAGTGCCGTTACTGCCATTAATAGCTGCCGCATTCGTTGTGGCGTTTACTACGCTAGTAAATGCTGACTTGTTGCCGCTGTAATCAACGGTCTTAAACTTGTAATAAAACGCTGTGGCATCAGCCAGACCACCATTCAAAAACTCTGTTGCTACACCCCAACCACCACCAACAGTTGCCACCTCAGAGTAAGTACCGCCTGAAGACGTAGCGCGATAAACTTCTGTGTTAGAAAAGTCTTTATCAGCCGGGTTAGTCCACCGTAGACTGATTGACTTATAACCCGCAACCGCAGATAACGATGTAGGCAGTGCAGGGGCTGTTGTATCTCCAGCAGACCCTTGGTTAGATGATACAAACGCGCTCCTAACACCCAATGCGTTGATTGACCTGACTTTAGTATAGTATGTTGCGCCCGGTACAACAGGCGTTATTACATACGTTAAGTTGTCAGTAATGATTGATGTAAAGGTTGAGTTGTTCGTGCTGTATTGCACATCATACTGCGTGACAAATGAGTCGGTGCTTGCTACCCACGACATATTGATTTGCGGGATGATTGTGCCATCCAATGCAACACTTGTCGCTGCCGAGGTAGTAAGCGCTCCCGGCGTTCCCACGGCAAACGGGTTAGGTAAATTGGTATCAGGATAGGTTGTCTCTACAGTAGATGTATCGTATGTATAGATCGAGGAGTCATATTCAAGCAACGCTAAACTACAGGTTCCATCATAGTTTAACGTGATCTCCTCAACCTGAAAGGGCTTATCACCCCATGCTGGAGTCGGGTGATTAACGGTAACAACATCACCTACGGATAACTGCAAAGCCTCGCTTGTAACCTGTATTGAGCATCTTAAAGCATTCCTAGACCGCCTTAATATCACTCTTGCTATATCTTTAGCAACATAGTAATTGCTGCACGTTGGCAGTTCTATATCGCTAACTAATAGCGTTCCACCATCTTCGGCAAGAAAGGTGGATTCTTCTGTAGAACCAGCATCAGGCCATGTTGCAGAATCAGGCTGATAATCAATCGCGGAATTAGCAAACTTGACGTTGATCCGGTTAAACTTATTCTCTTTAGATTCACCCGTTATTGATATGCCACCAATAATGTTATCAACGGTAAATGCATAAACAACGCTGCGAGATTTATCAATTCTTAGGCTGTAAACACCTTGGTTATATGGCAAGAACCCACGACAACCCATCAGCATTATTTGTACGTTCTCAAACAACGTATCATCGGTTTGCAATACCGCGTTCATGTCGAACAGCTTGCTTGCTGAACCACCACTATAAAATGACGTTGTGACATCGCAATCGGTGGCCGCTGACCCAAAAGCAGAATCGTCTAATTTCGTACCAGCCAAACCTTTACCAAATCGCGTGTTTGACAAATAATCTCTAATGCACAATGAGGGATTAACAGAAAATGTCCATGTAGATGGTGTGGCAAAACGCTGATTAGACACCCCCAGACTAGAATCATACCCGGCTGACGTACTATCTTTTCGCGGGTCATATACCTTACGGCCATTAACTAATGCAGTAATCTCAGGGACACCCGAAAATACATCTGCATCCCATTTAAGCCTCATGGCGATATACGCAACACCGCGCAATCTATGCGTGTTAGTCCACCCAGAATTAGCTTCTGTTAATAAAGAATCGTATGTTTGGCTATCCGATCCCGTGTGTACATTAAAGCTATACAATCCGCTGTATTTTGAATTGGTAATAGCAATGTCATCGAGGTGAATATCAGTAATAGAATGAACATCGCCCTCACATAAGACCAAGCAGATATACAAATACTCGTTAGGATCGCCACCACTTGCATCTCTTGTTGATACAAATACGCGCACTCCACCAACCCGGCGAACACCATAGATAATAGGTATAGGTTCAATATTGGATTCTTTGTTTATCAGAAGGCCAGCCATGTCATCAGCCGCTTTCTTGGCTTTCTTTTGCGCCTTCTTTGTCATTACATAAGAGAGGGATGTTGATACAACTACCGCAATAATGATTGCCGTTAATACACTAATACCCATTATTTACGGCCCCATTTTAGGTCTTTAATAGATTTGGGGGCAAACTCAAAACCCTCATCGCCAGCGAAATACAATTGCTGACTATTGTGATTGGTACGCCTTCCGTTCTCTTTCTCAAAGTCTTTCCAATGAGAAGCCATTTGTACCGTAACCTTACTTTCCTCTTCAGTGTCTTCGATTGCGTAGCCTGTTAATATGCCGTCAAATATCAAGATTGGCGCACCCACAACGGCATCAGCATTATCTAAGATCACCCGGTAAACATTGATGGGGACATCGATATAATTGTTTGACAGAAAGATGGCAACATAGGTCTGATCGACACCAGATAACGTGAGGGTCAGATCATTAACGCGCAGTTCTTGGCTTTCCGTTACATCGCCAACACCAATAAAGTTTGCGCTAGAATTCCATGTGTTAGATAACGCGGTAACGCTTCTTGCCCAGTCAGTTATTCGTATTGTCGATGAAAAGTCTATTTGAACGAGCGTTGCAATATTAAAACTGTCTGTCTCTAACGCCGCAAGCGTGGCTGAGTTAATCAATCGTGTCATTAAACAGCCTCTATGAAATCAACGTCATAATCGACTAGGGACGCAGAACCCAACGAATATTCTTGAATGTCATTATTGAGTCTTACCAAGAAAGGCACATTGTTATAAGTAATAGTTTGTGTGCCAGACACAGCAACCTCTAGCCCCGGCTCAAAGCTTAATGTACCCGTACCACTCCGATCTGCCGTAATCATGTAGACCTTTGAATGACCAGAAAACTTAATGACATCACCCGCTTTTAATACCCCGGATAGACCACTAATAGCGACAGTCTTGCCGCCGATTGCGGGGTTGTTTGTGTTAACTACCGTACCGGATGCGGTTCCTGAAGCACTGCTAATTTCGGGCAATACAATACTGAAAGTTTCGGCCATGCCTCTTTGACTCATCACAAAGACCATTACCGGGGCAAACTCGGATCGAGACAAGCGAGAATAGCTTGCTGAGAATTCAAAGCGTTGACCACCGATATTCCGCACCTGAGTACGACCAGATAAGCTCTGGCTCGATAGGTTGTAATAGACGCTTTTAAAGCCTACTGAAGCGAAAACGGGTGAGGCAGGATATGTTCCACTCATACGATTGAAGACCTTCCTCTATTGTTTACTGCTTGGTTGATCATGCCGACAATCTGACCTCTGCGAGATTGCAGTAGACGGTCAAAACCAGCAGTATCGTTAGCCTGTACAGAAAAGTTTACGTTGATGACGTTAGATGAATTTGAATTATCGCCATTAACGGCTTTTTTGAGGTTTTCATTGGTAGCAATACGGCCTGACGTACCCATTGTTAATAACTCTGGGCCGCGCTCACCGACAAGGTAGGAATTGCCACCACTAACCTGACCACCTAATGCTCGGCCTCCAGCAATAGCGGTTCCCGCAACGATACCCGCAGAGGCATAACCCATTACTCTAATGCCTTCACGAGAAGCAAGCCACGCTAATGGGCCACCTCCTGCCGCAAAAACTGAGGCCAGTGCAGCCGCTTGCTCCGTAGCGACAATAATTTGAGCAATAGCTAATGCTTTTTGTATTGCAAACAATACTCTTGCTTCTTTTGAGCCTTCTTCTGCGATTCCCGCAAGCTGGCTAACAACGCCAGAGGCACTTGCAAGAGCTTGCTGATCTATCGCAAGTTTTGCTTCTAGTTGGCTTTGAGCAAACACGGCTTTTTCTCGCTCTATACCATCAAGTGCTTCCGCATTCTGCTGCACTGAAATTAGATTAGCAGCAAGGTGTCTTTTCAGTTCTAATTCTAAAGCTTCATGTTTAACTGTCATTGCGTCTAATTCGTTAAGTCCTAAATTAGCTGTATTAGTTGCCATCTGTACTGCGGCAGCTTTATCTCTTGCTAGCTTTTTAGCGGCTCTTTTTTCTTCCTTATCCTTTTTTTCATTTGCTTT